AGGTATTATCAAGTTTCTAACTCAATAATACCTTATAATTCGGATATTTCGTAGAGGAAAAATATCCTTAATTTATTTCCTAATCGTCAAAGATACTAAGCTGACCGTCAAGCTGTCCGCCTGAACATATCAGTCTGACATATCGCTCTGATAAATCATACTCTTTCGCAAGCTGACTGCTGTTGTAACCGTTATATTTTGCTTTTATTTCAGCATTGCGTTCAACCTTTTGTAATTCCGTATATTTTTGAATATACACAGTATCGCCGCCAAAAGATTTGCACAGCTTAATATAGTTTTCAATACCTATTACCTCAGCTATATCACGCTGTGTGCCTATGAGATCATCAAGATGTATTTCCACCGTCCTTCCTCCTTTGAGCATTTGCAATGTATTTTTTTAGTATTTCAATCAGTTTAACTCCCTGTTGATATGTAAGCCAGGAGAAAGGGTCTTTCGGTATAGCGTCTATGTGCAGTTCCTTTTTTATAATTCCGCATAAGCGGTCGCCGAGCCTTGCTCTCGACGGCTTTATGTCAAGCTTTTCCAGACTATACATCAGCTGCCATACTTTCCTGATCTGACCGTCTGACATTTTGCCGATACCCTTTTCCTCACGCTTTTGTGCTTTGAAAGGATGCACCGTCTTTGGCTCTGTAAGATTAGCTATTTTAAGTTTGTTTGCAAGGTCTGCAACGACTTTTCTGTATTCCTGTTCATCAAGCTCTCGTACACTATTTTTCTGTGCTATGCTATACACAAGTTCGTGTAGCAGGTCATTTTTATTACCGCTTTCAACAAGTCCAAGCCTTGCGCCCATAGCATAAATTCTTTGAGTTTGCTGTGGTTTTAACAATTAATTCACCTCAGCTTAAAGAGATTTTTGTGCTTTCCTCAACCACAAATGCACTTTGAATTTTAAGAAGAATATCGTTAATATGTTCTTCATCATCAATGCCGTTAATAGTGAGAAGATTTTTAAAATCCTGCCAGACGGCAGCATCAGAAATGAGATAAGCATATTCCTTTGCATCTTCCTCCGACAAGGAGGTAAACTTTAAGATATTGCTGACATCCTTGTCATAATTAATGCCCTTGCACTTCTTAAGGAGCTGCTTACGCTCTTCATCAGACACGCCGTTCATCTGCTCAATGACTTCTTTTACAGTGCATTTAACATAATTTCCTGTCCAAAGACCTATCAGCATTCGCTTTGCCGGAGCTGATAAAGAATAGTCTGTCTTTTCTGTTACTGCGTCCTCGTATGCTTTACCAAAAATTATTGGTAAGAAAGAATCGTATGTAACCTTAAGACTTTCAGCTGTAACGGCTGTCAGGTCAAAAACATCACCCTCATATCGAATACTCTTATACTTCGTATTCTCAAGGTCAGCGGTGCACTGCTTTATAATTTCAGCCTCAAGCTTATCCTTACGCTCCTTGAGCTTTCCCATATCAACCTTAATTGCCGCAAGCTCATCAATCTGTTTTCTTAAATCAGTCATTTGTAGCACCAACCTTTTCAATAATTTTTTCAGCACATTTGCGGCAAATAACAACATTGTCAGCAACGATTACATTCTCAACCGAACCGCAAAAGCGACAGCAGGGAGCTGACGGCTTAATTGTTACCGTTCCGTCAGCCGAGGTGCTAATATTAACAGCGTTGCCGGGGAACAATCCTGCCTCGGCTCTTATCTGCTTTGGCAAAGTAATTGAGCCGTTTTTACATATCTTTTTTGATGTCTCCATATGTGTTTACCTCCTTAAAATTTATTTTTGAATTGTGTGTTCCTCACTCTGCATTCTCACGGGCTTGTGACCGTTCCTAAGGAGCTGCATTAAGGAACAGGGAAATTATCCCTGATTCCAATACTTTTCATCAAAAGTAATATCCATTATAAAACCTCCAAAATTTCAATGCTTTTATTGTTGTCGATAAAGTGCTTTTTCATCTTGTTGAAATTAGTCCAATATGAGAACCACTCCTCGTAGGCATATCTGTCTGCTAATTCTTTTTTAGCTTTCTTACTGCGTATGCCATAAGCCTTATAATCTGCTTCTTTAACAAGTGTTCTCTTCTTACAGCAGAGGAAACGCCTGCGTTCCTCACAATCTTCTGCAAGCCATTTGCCTTTAAAACATCCGTTAATCCATATTGCAATAGCGTTTTTAAACTGTGATTTTTGGCATAATGTAAGCGTTACTTCGTATCCGTCAATAAGCAGCTTAGCTCCCGGTGAAAACACCGACTTCAATGCATTATCAACCTTTTTCCAATCTTCATTAGTCATTTCCTTGTATCCTCCTTAAACAAGCTGCAATAGTCGCACCTTTCAACAGCAAAGTTTGAAGATATGCAATAACCTTTTTGACTGTTAAGGATACTTTTGCTGTAATTCAGACAGTTTCCGCAAATGCTGCCCTTACAAATATGTACTGCGGTAACTTCCTTTTGCTTTTCATTTTCTGCGTGAATTAACATTCTTATTCCTCCTGAATATTCTTATTACATCTGTTTTTAACGCCCAACCGAAGCAGATACAAAGCACTACACAGGGGATAAACAGCATTTCAACGCCATATGAAGCTATGCGAAATCCCATCTTTTCGAGCATTGCAAGGGTAATTGCTCCCATACAAAATCCTGTTAAAACATACAACATAATTCTCTTTAAACTCATTTTAAATTCCTCCGTAAACATTAATTTTCATGGCTTTAGCCATTGCAAGTAAACCGTCATATGTAATATTGCCGTTGTCAACTGCATTTGAAAATACATTACTTGCTCCTCGAATACCCTGCTCTGAGCGAGATATTCCGAGCAGTAAACCTTTTGCTTTTTCGTCATCTGCAACAGGTGGGAAAAGCAACGCTATATCATTTGCAGTAATTGATGTTGTGTGTCTGATTTCAGTAAGTTTTGTTCTGTTTCTAATCTGAGCAAATGCCTCTTTACTTCTGCCTGTATTGGTTACGGTTTCAATGTTGCCGACAAGGCAAATACCGAGTGTTGGGTTGCTGTCGAAGAAAGCTCTGATTGCCTCAATAGTCTTTATAGGAAGGTGCTGAGCTTCATCAATGATAATCACCTTGCGTTCTCCTGCAAAGCTGTCTGACAGCCTCATCCACATTTCATCCTTGCGACCGCTTGCCGTAATCTTCTGAGTACGGCACATCAGCTTTAAAAATGCGTTAAGAGTAACCAGACAAGGATTAACGGTTACATAAATTGCACTTGACGGAAAATCCTCTGCATACTTCTTACAAGCCATAGTCTTTCCGATTCCTGCATCTCCGCACTCAATAGCAAGACCGCCCTTGAGGTGACACAAGCGGATTGTTTCATACACACCCTCGCTTATGCCGGTTGGCTTATATGTACCTGTAACAACTGCACTCTTGAGGTTTTCCGCTGCGTTTTTGTTTGCAAAAGCCTCTGACAATGACGATTCAAACTTTGCTAAATCGCCTTTAAAATCGCCTTTAAGATAGGTTGAAATGTATGCAGCTGACCAACCAAGAGCTTTAGCTGCCTGATTTTGTGAACCGTTGCAAGCATTTTTAATGTAATCTCTCAGCTTTTGCTGTAATTCAGGATTGATTGACATATTTATTCCTCCCTCTGTCTTTCTTCAAGATTCCTGATCATTTTTGCTTTATCAATTTTTACTATATTATTCTGACCGACTGCCACAGGCAACTGTTCTGCCGTTTCATCGGCACGATGTACTGAAATAACTTTAGGATTTATTTCCTCTGCTTTTGCCTTGTTTTCTTCGGCAGCGGCAAGCACAATTTCAAGAGCCGTTTTCTTGCCGAGGGCGGTAATCTGACTTGCTTTAAGCTCCTGCTTTGTGAGCTTTTCAAGACTTCTGACTTTGCGTAAAGCTTGTCCTACTGCGTCTTTAGATGAACCGTAAGTAAGTACCGCCTCATTATCAACAGATACAGTCATTATGTAGTTATCATTTAGGTCATACACTCTAACTGTTGAAATATCCTCAGGGTCATATCTGCAATACATTTCCTTGCCAAAGTAATTGAGTATAAGCTCATCGTTGTAGTAATCAATCTTTTCTCCTGCAATAGTAAGATGTACGCCACGCCTGCCGACTTTCTGACTTCTTGTGCTACGCATAAGCATAAGGTTAAGGTCAAGCTCCGAGGCAACTCGCTTTTCTTTGAGGTTTTCTCTGTAAACCTGCATTCGGGTTTTACCACTGTCCGAGCTTACTGCTCCGCTGTAAGGCTTTTCGTTCATATAGTATGTAAGAATTTCCTCAACAGCTTTTGTGAATTCTTCATCGGTTGGAATTTTATCGCCATCCTTGAGAATATGCTTAAGCCTTTCAGGCTTTTCGCAAACATTTCCGCCTGTATATGTAGGAAAAAGTCTTGAAAATCCATCCTTGACATCTCTGAATCTGCGTTCAATGATTTTAGCCTTTGCGTTTCGTACAAGAGCATTTGTCATTTTTATTCCAAGACGCTCAAATATAGGTGGCGGTGTAAACTTGCCCTTTTGGCTTTTCTTAGTTCTGTGTCCAAGTCCGCATACATCAAATGTCAAGAATTCTCTACCGTTATCTACATATATATTTTCGGGTATTCCGTATTTCATAATGCCCTTACGCAGTGCGATAAGTGTAGCCTGTGACGAAGGAGCAGATGTTACATAGCAACCTGTAAAGATACCCGAACGAGCGTCAAAAAACGCTGTAAGGTAAAGTCTGTGAACACTTCCGTCCGCTCCTTTAGTCTGCACATCAAAAGTGTGGTTATCTGCAATCCACCACGTATGTACGCTTAATATACGGAGCACAGCGGTCACGAAAGGCTTTCATACCTTCACGCCCCATAACTTCAAGTGGCTTTGGTATATCATTCTGTACTTTACGATAAAATGCCGAATAAGCCGGCAGCGGTAAGAGCTGAGGAGCAGCTTGTTTAATCCACATATTAGTGTACTCATAACAAGCCTTAATCGGGTGTTGAGCCTCATCAAGATAAAAGCTCATAAAGCAGTCCCACGCTACATCGGGTATAGTTGATGTACCCTTTTTCCAACTTCCTCGGTTGTCAATCAACCCTGCAAGGTCATCTTCTTTTAAAGCCTTTTTCTTTCTATATAAAATGCTTTTTGAAATGTTGATTTCAGGGTTTGCAACCTGTTGCAGCTGGACAAATTTTTCGGTAGCATTCACTTTGCTCAACTTTGATGTTGCACAATATTCATCCCACGACTTGATAATTCGTATCCAGCTTGCAATTTCTTCTCGCTGTTCAGCCGAAAATTCATCAAATTCCTTGTGTTGATGCACAGCTTTCGACTTTCGCCCGGCAAGCAGCTTCTCAGGGATTTCTATGTTATTGTTTTTATAATATTTAAGTTGCTCGGGTGTTGATAGTTCTTCAAGCGGTATTAAATACTTCTTGCGGTTATTATTATTTACAGTTTCATAACAGCGTAAATCACCGCTTGATACAAGCATTTTAATATACCTTTCAGAACAACCTCTTATTTCAGCAACTTCTTTGACTGTAAGATAAATCAATAAATCACATCCTTTTGACCTGCCATCGTCAGAGCAGGGAGGTCATTTCCTGCTGACCGCCTTGCGGCGGTTTCGGCTTTGTGGTATTATTAAAAAGATAGGGGGTGAACTATATGGATATAAATTTGTTTGATATAGCGACAAGTGCAACATCGTTTGCTAATATACTCTTAACAGAGAATTTAAAGAACGACAATAATTTCTCTGTTAGTACTTTAGAACAAATTAAGAAAAATATTTTTGAAACAAAGTATGCCAATGATCATGCAACTAATATTGCAATCGGTGCTATACTTTCATATCACGAACAATTAAGAGCAAAATTACTTGAAGAAGCAAATATTGATATCGGCGAAATCAAGTCTTAATTTTTTTGATTCGTTTTATTGCTTTTGTAATATCTTCCCGAGTATAACCGTAGTTTATTAAGTTGCACTTCCGCTGACATCTTTTGATGTTGGCGGATTTTTTTAATTTTATAATTTCCTCAGGCGACAATCCGGATTCTTCGTATTCGCAAAGTCTTTGTAGTACTTCTCGCGTCTGACCTACTGATATTTCCGCTGGGGTGAGATGCTTCCCTTCTTTATTTACATATAAAACGGGAGCAAAATCGTGCAGTTTTGATGTCATTCTTTGCATATTTCCTCCTTGATTATCCTTGTATCTCCGGCATAAGCTATATGTCGCTCAATATGCTCGTCATATCTTCCGCTTTCCTTTGCTTCATTTAAAATCTCGAGAACATTCTCCTCGCTGCGACCGAGGTCTGATGCAATCCTGCTTGGTGACTCCCCCCGTGCCGTATAGATGCTGACTAAAAACTCCGTGTCATCAGTGCAAGCGCGATTCAATTCTTTATTTTTTGATTTTAGTGATCGAAGTTTAATAACCGGCACGCACTCAGGGCAGTATCGAGCCTTAGCTGACCGAGAGATAAAGTCATTACCGCAGCGTTTGCAATTTTTCTTATACAT